GTTTTCATCGATCAACTGCGTCATGCAGTCCGGTCTGGTGGAAAGATGTCCGAACAACGTATTCCATTCTCTGTCAGAGAGGAAGCACGTTTGGGCCTTCAGGATTGGTGGTCTGACCGCTTTGACACATGGTTCTTTAATCAGGTAGCAGGCAATACCGCCGAGACTGATCTTCGTTATACGGGGAATCAGGCAGTAACAGAACCCGATGCAGCACATATCAACCGAGTTGGTGGTGGTGCAACGGATGATATTGTTTCTGCATCCGGCGCAACAGCGGTTGCTGGTCTGACCCAAATCGATCTAATGGTGGAAACAGCGAAGCTGGCAACACCACAAGTTCGACCAATTATGCTGAAAGGTGAGGAAAAATGGGTAATGTTTTTCCATCCTTTTCAGATTTATGATATTCGTACCAATACCAATACTGGACAATGGCTAGATATTCAAAAAGCTGCCGTCCAGGGGCATGGAAGATATGACTCCCCGATTTACAACGGGGCTATGGGCGAATATAACGGCGTAGTCATTCACGAATCTACCCGTGTACCTAGAGGCAATACCTCGTCTGTCTACAATGAGTCTACCCGCAGATCAATTTTCTGTGGTGCGCAGGCTGTTTGTTTGGCTTATGGCAAAGGTCATTCCCCTAGTAAGTACACCTGGGTTGAAGAACTGTTCGATTACAAAAATTCACTTGGCGTAGCTGCTGGCTGTATCGGTGGGATGAAGAAAAGCATTTTTAATGCGAAAGACTTCGCAACCATTGTAAATACAACCTTTGCAGTCGCTCACTAAGAGGTAATACACTATGGCAACTTTAACCGCCACTGCTGCTGCCTCTGGGGTAGCACCAAGGGCCGTCCATGCTGGTGTCAATTCTGTTTCTGTTTCTTTTAATTCAGGATCAACGGCAATCAGTATTTCGGCAACAACCATTTTGATGTGCAAGATTCCATCAGGCGCAACAATTCTGGATTTCATCCAGCAACACAGTTCTGGGGCAGCAGCTTGTCCTATGGACACAGGTGTTGATACCTCGCTGGCTGCTTTGGATGCGGCTGCTACGACAGGAACAATGTCGAGAGCAACAGTGGGTGTGCCTTATGCAGTCGATCACTCAAAAACAGTTACCGCAGGTTATCAGTTAGTAAAATGTACTGTGACCCCTGCATCCGTAACTGCTTCGGTGAAGGTCAGTTTGACCGTTATCTATACAATGGATGGCGGAAGAATTTAATCTTCAGCAGTACACAACTAAAACCCCTCTTAGTCTTGAGGGGTTTTTTACGTCTAACGCTATAAATCCTACGGGTAAGATATGACACATCAAGAACTTTTAGAAAAATCAGTAGAGCAACTTGAAGCCGATGATTTCGAGGAAGCACTTCGCGGGTTCAATTATTTATTATCAGAAAATTCATCAGCAATGCCGTTGTTGTTTTATATCGGCACACTGGAAATGAAGCGCGGTAATTTTGGATTGGCGCAGAACATCCTTATGCGTGTTGAAGAGAACTGCAAAGATGATGTTCGCAAACAGACCTACAACAACCTGGGCTACCTGTATCACAAACAGGGCAACCTGAAAGAGGCAGATGTCTGGTTTTGTAAGGGACTTGAGCTTGAGCCAGATGATGCCGATCTGATCAATAACCAGGCAACCATGTATGTGAATAATGGTACGCCTGACAAGGCGATTGAACGCTGCCTGGTCGGTCTTAAAATAGACCCTGAACACAAACATTTATTGTGGAACATGGGGCTTGCGCATCTTGAGAAACGTGAATGGGAAGAAGGCTGGAAGTATTACGTTCAAGGCACTGAGTCTGGACACAGGAAAGCCAGGAACTATCATAGCGACAAACAAACTCCTGTATGGAATGGTGAAGAACACGCACCAAAGAAAAGTTCTGGTCGTCCAACCGTAGTCATTTATGGTGAACAGGGTGTTGGTGACGAGATTATGTTTGCGTCAATCATCCCCGACGCGATGAAGAAGGCAGACATTATATTTGAATGTCATCCACGGCTGACGAACATATATCGTAAATCCTTTGGTATCCCTGTTTATGGAACACGCAAGGAAAAAGACATTACCTGGACTTCACGGCACAAGATAGATTACAAACTGGCGATTGGTTCTTTGGGAGAAATGTTCAGGCAGCACGATGAAGATTTTCCGAAGATACCTTATTTGAAAGCAGACCCGCATCTTGTTGAACAATGCAAGGCAAGGTTTGAAACCGATAAACCCAAAGTAGTTATTCATTGGAAAGGAGGAACAGCGACAACAAACAAGGATTATCGATCAATCCCGCTATTGGATTGGAAGAAACTTCTTGAGTTAGATTGTGAATTTATATCATTACAATATACAGAGAACGCACCTGATGTTGTAAAAGATGTAAACAAAAAGTATGTCGTGAACATACAACACTGGCAGGACATAGTTGACGATATGGATATGCAAACCGCAATGATTGAGGCTTGCGATCTGGTCATCTCTGTCTGTACTTCCATTGTCCATATATCAGGGGCGATTGGAAAAGAATGTTGGTGTCTCGCGCCAAAACAAGTTGCATGGCGATACGGGCAGGAAGGTAACACCCCCTGGTACGGTACAGTAAAAATGTATCGACAGAAGAGGGATGGCGACTGGAAAAGTGTCATGCAAAAAACAATCTATGACCTCAAGAGGAAATTCAAATGTTGATAAGCAAAGAGTACGCAGAATTAAATAAACAGTTACACGCCACCAGACCCGATTATGGCAACAAGGCGGATATGTGGTCTGACGATATATTTACAATGGCAACAGCATTAAAAACGGAATCCATACTTGATTATGGTTGTGGCAAGGCAGCACTGGCAAAGACTTTACCTTACCAGATACAGAGTTACGATCCGGCAATAACAGCATACGAATCCCGACCACGCCCTGCCGACCTTGTTGTTTGTTGTGATGTTCTTGAACACGTTGAGCCAGAGTACCTGGACAATGTGCTTGACGATCTTCACGACCTGACAAAGATAGTGGTCTATATGACGGTAGCAACCATCCCTGCAAAGAAGTCACTTGCAGACGGGCGTAATGCGCACCTTACGGTAGAAAATTACAAGTGGTGGCTGCGTAAATTATGGGATCGCTTTGAGATGACGAATTACCAGAACTTCGATAAGAAATTGTTCTGCTTTGTAGGCACACCATTATGAACGCACCATTACAGATTTATATTGGTTACGATCCCCAAGAGTCTGTTGCTTACCACACACTCTGTCATTCAATCATTACGCAAAGTTCAGTACCAGTAGCAATCACTCCTGTTTATACAGGCATGATGTCAGACTTTTTTTATAGAAAGCGTGACGAGAAACAGTCGAATGACTTTTCATATTCTCGTTTCCTTGTGCCATATATGTCAGGCTTCAGAGGATGGTGTCTGTATATGGATTGCGATATGTTGCTTCGCGGTGACATTGCAGAACTGTTTGAAGAATCTGATCCAACAAAATCAGTGTTGGTCGTCAAGCATGAATACATACCAAATGATGAAAAGAAATTTCTGGGCAACAAGCAGTACAAGTATGAAAAGAAAAACTGGTCTTCGCTCATGCTGTTCAATTGCAATCATTTCCATGTGAGAGGGTTAACAGTACCTTATGTAGACAAGGCATCTGGGCTTGACTTGCATCAGTTCAAATGGACTGAAGATCACAGGATTGGTGAACTTTCCAGGGAATGGAACTGGCTGGTCGGTGAATACAAGAGCAATCCTGATGCAAAGATCGTGCATTTCACTGTCGGTGGCCCGTATTTCGCAGAGTATAAAGATTGTGATTATTCTGCCGAGTGGATGGAAGCATATAGAAAGATGAAATATTGCAAACAGCTTCCAGTGCCAATGATTAAGGTATCTGCAAGATGAATGGAAGGCGCAGACAGATAACATTAATACGAGAAAAAGAAGCTGCGGAGAAAGCGATTGAAGAAAAAATGGTTTGGGAAAAAGACATGGACGTATGCCCCAAGTGTGGACACACAGGCAAGCGTGGCATGAAACTTCATATAGAATATTGTAGAGGCGAATAAACATGACGTTTGGTTTAATCAAGCAAAGAGTTTCAGATGAAATGAAACGTGGCGAACTGTCTGTATCTGCTACAGCCGTTGGTCAATCTGTCATAGATGCCATCAAGCATTTTGAAAAGAAGCGGTTCTGGTTTAATACTGGTCTGGATACGGTGGTAACTGCTGCCGATACGCCCACGATTGGTTCTGCCATAGTAGGTATCCTGCAAATAGATTCCATGAAGGCAGTCATTGGTAACAGGGATTACCCATTAACCAAAATGTCTTATGCTGAGATGGAGCGAATTGATTCAGGTCAATGGGCTGGTTATCCAGAATACTATGCGTTTTACAATGACAAGATAAGACTTTACCCGATCCCAAATGCGGTATATTCAATCAAGGTGTCTTACCTTAAAACGATTACAGACGTATCTTTAGATGCAACTGCCGCCGCAACAAATGAATGGGTGGACGATTGCGAGGCCATGATCAGAAAACGTGCCAAAGGTGAATTGTTCCAGAATGAATTAAGGAATCACAATGAAGCAAGCATTATGTTCGCAGCAGCGCAGGACGAATATATTGAATTGAAACGTACTACAGACGGGAGGCAGGCTGGGCATGTTGTCCCAACCAAGTTCTGATGTATGTTAAAACTTTAGGCTTCGCCCCAGACCTTCCATCAGAAACCCCTGGTATCTTTAAGGACTGTGATGGCTTCGTGCCGTCAGTGCGTGG